TAAAATTTAAGAAAATATATTTTTTATTTATCGCAGTTTCCGCTGCGGTTTTTTATTTGAAGCTACCAAAATCGGTAATACGCTGTCCGTCTTTTGATTGACCGACTGCGACATAGCGACGATTGCCAGAAGCTGCAATGTATGTGATCCAGATATATCCGTCTACATCACACCAGCCATCATAATTGATTTCTTGGCCAGCAGTATAGACCGCCACAATTTCAGCATCTAAGCCAGCTGCTGATCGAACATTGAGCGCAGATACCTCAACAGTAAATGTCCCGGTCTCTTCGTGGATTGACCCATCACCGCTAGAAATGGTTGGAGCGGGTTGATAGCCTGTGTCATCCGTTGGGAAGTAGAACCAACCTACGACACCATCAAAGTTACGGGTGTTATATCGAGCAGGCCCGCCAACATAAAGGCTATCAGCGTTGCCGTCAATGTTTTGTTCGATAGTCCGCATGGTATAGCCGTCGCTATCCTCAATCACAACCCCTGTATGACCATAAGGATGGCCATAGATATAGACTGTCTCCATAACGAAGACCGCACTAGTACGAGGTTTACTGTCCATATTTCCCGCCTCATTATACTCGACTTTGTAACCTAAACTAGCTGCAGAATTGAGCAGGTCAATGGCATTTCCCCACAAAGCCTTGCCAAAAAAGTTGATAGAGATTGAGTTTGGCAAGTCTACGCATTGTGTGCCCCACGCACCATCAGCGTCCGTTCCTACGCCAGCGTTTGCCAGATTTTCAGCAAACAAAATTACATCATTTGTCGTTGCCATATTATTTTCCTTTCAAATTTTCAAAGGCCGCGAGCCAAAAGTAGCCCGCAGCGAAAGCAAAAAGAGCAAGCTTCAGCGCCTGCTCTTTTATGTTATTTATGAGGCTCATCATAGCCTAAAGCTCGCTGGCTATCGGATAGCCCAGCAGTTGTCGGGTCTGTGACCACGCCCAAAATGACCAGAATCAGGACGAAAGTATTGACTCCTGATTGGATATTGCTAGGCACGTCCAGCCCGAATTGCTGGAGCATGAGAAACACCGCAGCAATTAAGGCTGTGAGTGTTGCCTTGTTTTTAAATCGTAATTTTAGATTGATCATTGATTTTCCTCCACAATTGGCAATTCTGAAAATTTTTCGTACAAAAGCTTGATAGCACCATTGCCGCCAAGCTCAACATAGCTCTCATAGAGGCGGGACAGCTCTTCCAACTCATGCTGGGTAGTCTGGCCACGCCTCAACGCTTTTTTTAGATTTTCTTGCAATCGAAAGCGCTGAAGCCGTTGCAAGCCTTTTTGGATCAGGTTTAGATCCTGATTATTCCTGTTCCCAATATTTTGGATATCGATCACGGACTCTTTCAGGTCACCCAAATCTTCGACTAAAGCTTCTATTCGCTTGTCGGTTTCTTTGCTATTTTGATTACTCCTATAACTAAAATAGCTAGGGATAATCACGACTAGGACAGGCGTAAGCTTGTCCACAAAATCAATAAAATGGTTCACATGTCACCGCCTCCTATTTTTGGTTTTTTTCGGCAGTTTCCAGTTCTGCGATGATGGCATCCTCAGCTGCATAGACCGCGTCCTGGAACGCTTTTTCTTGCGTGCGTACTTCACGACGATTTGCAGCATAGGCCTCAGCGTCATTGAGCCATTCGCTAATTGTTGATACGCCTTTATTGTCGATGTCAGCAGTCAATGTCTTGACGACTGTTTCGCCAACCTTAACACTTCCGACAAGTTTAGTAGTTTTTGTGATTTCCAAAGTCATAGCTATTCTCCTTTTTCTGCTTCTGGTACTGCGCTTGTTTCAAGCGAGTTTTCAAACTCTGCATTACGCTCTAAAGCTTGCTGCAGTTGCGCTTGTAGCTCTTCGTTTTCAGCTTCAAGCTTTGCAATTGTTAACGATTTGCTAGCAATTTCGATTGCTAGCTTAGATTGTACTACTTCATTCATATTTTACCTTTCTATCCTACGTTTCGGACAATGTTCCAAGCTGCTTCCCTTGAGTTGATTAAGCTTTTCATAGCCTCAGTCATCGTGACTTGACCGCTCGCAGCGTGATTTAAAATGTCCCAAATGGCCGCTACACTCTCTTCCAAACGGATGAATTTTGTCGGGGCGTCTGTGTCGCTTCTTGTTTCACGAGGTACGACAAAATGCCGTGCCCAAATTTCAGAGTTTTTAGTCCAAATACCGGGCGTCATAGTCTGCGTTACGACGCTAAAATTCCAACCTTCATCGCCTTGTGCGTGTCTCATGTGATTGTAGTCTCCAAATTGGTATATTTTATCGACGCTATTATTTGAGTTGTTGTCAATGACAAGGCCCGCAAAAGAGACCGATTTCCAAGCATTGGTTCCATTTCGATTGCTTCCGATGATGGTACGTCCGTGGTTCTGGCCGTTTTCCACTTTGTTTTCGTAGCGGATAAATTGAGTTGGGTAACCCGCTAAGACCCGCTTGATGGATGCGTCGTCGTTGTAAAACAGGATATGACCATCGTTTAGATTGATTTGCATCGCGTCGTTTTGAGCGCTGATAGTCTTACCCTTCATCCACTCGATAAATGCCAGCTCAATCTTAGATTTGATAAAATTCGCGTCTAAACCGACGATTTTATTAGCATTTAGATTGATGATGTTGACATTCGCAGCGTTGAGCGTGCCAGCTGTGATTTTATCCGCTAGCATACTTTCGATCATGGCATTCTTGATGACGCTATTATCAATCAAAGCTTTCCCATCCAGATGGATAGACTCGCCTTGAATGCGGACATTCGGGCCAGTCGCGTTGATTTGACTGACGATATCGCCATTTGAGTTGAGATTCTGCACTGCCCAGGCATTTGCTATCTGATACTGCACCGTGCGAAGGCCAAGGTTTTTCGAGACCTCGACCTGAAACAGCTCATTAGTCAGAGCCATGCGAGAGACCTTGTCTGCGACCTCTTTTTCAGTCGAACCAATCAATCGCTCGTAGAGCTTACTTGTTTCCTGCACACGCTGGAAATCGGTCTGGCTAGCCTTCCCAGCTACTTGCTGAGTAATCGTAGATAGCTGGCCCTCAGCTGTCCGCTTAAACTCAGCCAGACTAGTCTTGGTCTCGTTAAGACCAGTCTCGACCTTACCGACTTTATTCAGCGTTTCCTGCGCTGACTGCTTCCAGTTGTTAAAACTGGTCAATGATCCATTGGCCGTATTAAGGGCAGCTTGCACATTGGCCAGTTGGCCATCAATGTCTTGTCTAAATTCAGCCAATTTGGTATCCGCGTAGCTCTGGCCATTAGCAGGAGACGGCTGGTATGGCCGTTTCATTGTGCCCTCGTAGACATCAATCTCGCTGATCCAGACTGTTGCACTGCGTTCATTGCTAGACCCCATGTTGTCAAATCGCAAAGCAAACCCATCAAAATCACTGCTGTTAAACTGGACAGTGATGTGTTCGGCTTGTGTTGGTGACAAGGTCTTATTATATGTATTCAGGGTCTTTTTCCAAACGTGGTCTGTGTTGGATAGTAGACCAACCAGCGCCCGAAAGCCTGATACGTTGTTTGATGCAAATGCAGTAAATGATAATGTGTAATCTGTATTTCGCTTCAGCACGTTGTACTGATTTTGTTGCATAAATGCGATAGACGCTTCAGTCGTGCCCAAGACAAACATTGTAGCCGTGCTGTTTTTAAAAAACGGGTGCTTGTGGTCTGCTGTAAGCTTGCCATTTGCAGACCAATCCTTGATACCAAGCTCTGTAGCACCGTTTGAGACAAGATTAGGTCCGCCTGAATTCAGCTCCTCGAAGCGTCTGCTTATGCTCCGCACATCCTCTGTGTGCTGAGCTTGGGCCACATAGCTAGACTCAATGAGCTTGCGCTCGGCAATCAGCTGACGTGCCGTCTCTTCGCGACTGTAGGTGCGGAGAGCTTCGGCTCGTGTGCCGTCTGCGCTAATGTAGGCTTGGACAGCTGTTAGGTCTGTCCGCAAGCCCTGAGCCGTCTGCTCGAAGGTCGCCTTGGCCTCTGTGATGAGGCCGTCTGTGTCTTCGGGAGCGGGCGACCAACTCGTAAACACTGACCCGCTCTCAACCTTGGCAAGTCGCCACTGGAGCGACCCACTCGCGATAAAATCGGTTCTAAACATCCAATTCCAATAGGCATTTTTTAGATGATTTTCGGTGATTTTAAAGGAGTATTCAAATGTGATTTCTCCGCTTCCATTGAGGGTTTTGGCAGGACTGCCACTATAAGCTCCAGCTGTCCAACCAGTCACGTTCCCGTCGCCTTGTAGCCAAACGGTCGCAGTCTTGCCAGTCGCTGGTCGTATATCAGTATACTTGAGTATGACCCTAGACCTCAATGTATCACCGACTTGCAAGCCGTCAGTTAAAACCTTGTAGAGTGGAACCCAAATATTCGGATTCCCTGTAAAGTTTGTAAAAGGCGTAGACCATTTTTTGCTTGTTCCCAAGGCAAGATTTCGGCCACCAACAGAGAGACTTGCCAGCTCCTCCCGCAACCGTCCAGCTTCTGCAGTAATTAAGGCTTTATCAGCCTTATCTTTCGTGGCATTGACAATCTCTTGTCTAATGCCGGACGCTCGCACCTCAAATTCGACTGTGCTGAGCTTTTGGTTAAGCTTGTTCTGCGTGTCGGTCTCCAAAGACTTGACAGAGGCCGATATCCTATCAGATAGCAAGTTTAGAGCGCTTGAGTCTGCTTTGGTACTGAGCCCCTCCCGCAAGCTAGTCACACCTGCCTCAAGCGAGTCGGCACGCTGCTTAAATGTTGACTCAATCGCGGTGACCCACTCGTCTTGGTCTTCGTAGGCTGGTTGATAAGCTGGGTAGTAATTGCCGACTGAGAGCATAGCATTCTCAATCACGACCTGCAAGCCCGATGGGAAACCGTAATTCGTCCCAAAACGAATAAAGACATTGTTAGTCTGATAGGTTTCAGCGGCGCCGGACAAGTCAATCGTAAACTCAAAATGTTGGCGCTCGGTTGTTCCACCTTTAAAGACTAAGTCGCGGTAAGCATACCATGGACTGGCTCCGAAGTGTACCATCGCAGGCATGTCTCGAGCTAAAGCTACTGGAAAAGTCACATCAAAAGACAACCGCACATAGTCACGCTTGAGCCTGTCCTTATTTTTCCAAAAATCAGGAGCAATAAAGAGACGATAGTCGTAGACCGCTTGCTCGTTGGTCGTAAATGACTGTGTTCGTGAGTTTCTAAAGTAGTTTCGGGAGCTTCCAGTCTGCACACTCGCAATCCGACTAGCCAGCTCAGCAGCCGTCTGTGTGAGCTCAGACTTGCTGGCCTTGCCGTCAGCCACGTTGGCCAGCTCTGCTAGTCTGCGAGTGGTGCTCTGATCAAACGTTGACTGAGCTGCTTTTACGCCCGCAAGCTCTGTTTTGGTCTGGTTGAGTGCTGCGACTTGCTTGCTGATTTCGGTTTCAGCTTGAGACTGTTTGGTGCGGATGTTGGTCAAGTCACTTCTCAGGAGCGCTGTTTGGTCGCTCGCCGCCTGTTGCGCACTAGCAAAGTCAGATTTTAGTCGGTCAATCGCAGCCTGATTGGTCTGCTTAGAACCAGCTAAGTCCTGATTGAGCTTGGTGATAGCACCCTTGGCCGCCTCGATAGCAGAGGCATTGGTGCCGGCCGTGCGGAGGGCTTGGGTGGTTTGCTGGGTCTGGGTGGCCATGGATTGGTTGATTTTTTTGACTTCGGCGTCAAATTTCTCGCCCACTTTAGACACATCTTCAGTATCGATGCGCTTTTCCCACATCTCTCCATTCCAGATGTAGAGCCTTTGGTAGAGTCCGTTCTTCTCAAACCAAATATCACCGACTTTATGCTCAATGTTTTCGTCTGGTGTTTCGTTCCAAACACGGTTCCCTTTCGCATCAAGTAAGTATTTTGGCAGTTCGAAAGCCATTTCTGATTGGCGATTCTCAAGAGATTGCTGACTCTTTTCCAAATCGTCCAAACGGTCTGCCAAGCCTCCTGTCATGGCTGACCGGATAGATTCTCCGATCATACCGAATTCCACCGATTCGTTGCGATCGTTTAAAAAGTCGTAAACAACTTTGGTCACTTTCGCATCATCTTCGGTGATTCCGATTTGCGGATAATAAACAGGTACGATATCGCAGAGCTCAAGCTCTTCAATCCACCCGCGCTCAGCATAATCAAGCGTCTGCGCCAAATCCACATACTCAATTTTTGTGTTAATTTTAGGCGCGCCAATCCGATTGCTTTCCATGTACTTAATCGCTAAGGCTTTTAGCTTTTCAGGAGTCGGAATGTCCTTTCTCTTGCTTTCTCCCGTGCCTTCGTCTTTAAATTCGCTGGAAAAATCAACGACCTTAATTCGACGGTTAGCGTACATCGATACATACTTACTATCCACATATTCTTCGGGAATGGTCACCATAACGGGGTCTTGCTGTCTCGAGTCGCCTTCCTGACTCTCTGGCGTATAAGTAGCAAAAGGCACGACAGAGGTATAAGCTGACTCGATGCTTTCGTCTGATTCGGCAGATAAGATGTTTCGGCCGTATTCTAGGACGGTAGGAGCTCTACGACCAAGCCGCTTATGCAGACGGACTGTTTGATTGTCAAATTCATACTCCCCGCCCCAGATGTCCAAAATAGAGCCTTCTACTCCACCTAAAGCAAGCCGGGCATTCTCCATCTTATCCACCAGAAAGGTGATGGGGAGCACTGTATCGATATCTGACCATGTGTCAAAACGATAGTCTCCTATCAAATTCTTCGCCCAAGTTTTCAAAGCTAAATCAGCCGTTCCAGATACTTTGATCCCGTGCCTTACACTCGTGTACTCTAGTTTGTGAGATATATGCTGCGCATAAATCTTGATCGTGCTAGAGCTGTCTTTGACGACGCGTACGATTTCAAATGTCTGGTTCTTGGTTCGCGTACCGGCATCTGCCTTAAATTTCATTTCTTTTTCAAATACAGATGCTAAGGGCCCGCTAGCTGGATATTCCAGATAAGCAGAGTAATTCCCGTTGCGTTCCCTGGTAGCATTTCCTTTTAGAGCGTCGATTTCTCCAAGACCGTAGGTGTCAAATCTAGTTTCATTTTTGCTATATAAAATAGGTCTCAAATCTTCACCCCCCAATTCGGGATAATCGAGACTTGGAAATTCCCATCCCAAGAAATTTTATTCGGCCCCGCATCAAGAAAAGGCTTCTGGTATTCTGGTGCACGCACCATCTTATCCCAAGCCGGCAAGTTACCAGAATAGACCTGATTTGCAGCCATATCCAGTGTGATAGTACCTTGGATATCCTTGAGCTTTGTCTTGCGACCATTGATTACCAATGTCGTAGTGCCGTTCCCGCGAATTTCAATGATGGGCTTTGCAAGGACATTGCCTTTCCCTCTCAACGTCTGTCCACTAGTCAGATTCACCTTAGCCAATCCATCTTTATAATATTTGACAGGGTGGCAAAGAAAGGTAATGTTTGTTTTCCCAAATTGCCGAAGCGTCTCCTCAACACTAAAAGTTTCAAGGTAAGATGCTCGATAAACGAATTCCGGATCATAGGAAATAGTCAGATCGTGATAACCTAAAACTCCTAGCCACTCACTGATAGCTGAAATATTCGTTGCGATAAGACCAGTTTCGTTTACAAGATTGACTGGAAAACTTTTCTCTACAGCATTCAGTCTATTCTTGCTCACCAGCAAATCACCATCTCGCCCTGGTACAGAAATCCTTTCTACTTCAGGAGAAGCTGCAGAATGTACTTTTCCTGTAGCAATTCCTAAACCAAATTCTTTATTCGATTTTCCGTTAAATACAAAATAGGTCAAGTCATTCTACCTCCTTCCTGTCTAGTGTAGTAAGCTAACTCTCTAATCAACCGCTGCATAAATTCCGGCGTTAATTCGCGTGTGCCACCTTGGCCGCTCACGTTTAGAGTATAGTTTTGGTTCGGACGAGTAGCCTTTCGGTTTCCAAGTCTAGTCTCTTTCAGTAGTTCTTCCATGAGCGAAGCTAAGTCTTGCTCCTCGGTTTCACGCTTCCACTCATTGATATTTTTGATCCGTTGAGTGATTTTAGCGACCTTGGTATTCTCCCAGCCTATCCCGTCAGCATAGAGCGGCATCCCTAGAGAGTTCATCAAATTTCGCGTAAGTCCAGCTTTTAAGACTTTTGAGCCACGAGGGAGTGGCAAAATTACATTCCGCCCTTCCGGGATAAAGGAAGTACCGTCAGGCAAAGTGACCATTTCTTTATAGAGCGTGCCTCGCTGGTCATTGACCATAGCGGGGCCGCCCTCGTGGAAATTCGTTCCCTTTTCATGCCCGATCCAACTTCTTACGGTCTGAATGACCGTTGTAATCGTCCGCGGAATGCTGTTTAGGGTTTCAGAAACTCCCCGAGCAACCCAAGACGCATTATCAACCGCAGTAAGGTGCTTAGTTGGAGTAGGCGTGCCGTTGAAGCTGTTCAAGCCACCGATACCTTGTCTAGAAGCGCCAAGGACAGAGTTAGGGTCTCCTGTAAACATCTTAGTCGGAGCTAAGGTGTTATTAAAGCTAGTGACCGCTCCAATCGCTTGAGTCGATGCATTTTGAGTCGGGGTAGCATCAGACGGCAGTGGTTTAGTTGGGGCAATCGTGCCGCTAAAGTTATTAACTGCCCCGATGGCCTTGCCGACCTCTACTACAGCCGAAGTAGAGTCACCGTTCAGACTCTTTGTAGGCACGATTAAGTTGCTAAAATTCAAAGCAGCCCCAACCGCCTTGCCAGCTTCTGCCACGGCAGATGTCGAGTCGCCTTTCAGCTCCTTTGTCGGAGTGGCAGCCTGATTCCACATATCCAGTTTGGCAATGCTTAGCCCAGTATTTAAAAGAGCATTATCGCCATTGACCAAAAGGTCCTTAGGGAATGGATCAGCCATGTCCCAATTTTTCAGAGTTTCTGTAGAGCGAGAGACCACTTTTCGAAACTCCTCATCTCTGGCCAGCAGTTCTTTCTGCTGCGGAGTCAGTTTATTGTAGTTTTCCAAAGCCTGCTTAGCCACATCTGCCTTGTTCATCACATCCTGATTATTCATCAGGAGTTGCTTGATTTCGGCAGGTAGACTATTCCAGATTGCTAGGTGTTGCTGGCTATCAAAGATGGCCTGCAAGCCAGCTTGATTTTGGACGATGATTTTCTTTTCTTCCAGAGACATTTCTGCCCACTTGCCAGACTCGACCAAAGCTTCAGCAATCGTCGCCCGAGCATTAGAGTTAAGCTCCGCCTCCTTAGCGATAAACTTCAATTGCTCCCAGCCCTCAGCAGACTTCACAGCTTCACCAATAACCTCTTTAACATTTGATTTCACTTCAAATTGGTTGTTTTTATTGATATTTCCAACTAAAAGAGACCATGCATCATTCGCCTCCTTGGTCGTGGCTGACATCTCACTACTATACTTAGCAAGGATGCTGTGTGAGTTTCCTGCTTCCCTAGCAGCTTTAGAGGCTTTCTCTCCAATTTCTTCATAGGACAAGCCGTAGTCTTCGAGTAGTTTCTTTGCTTCCTCCCAGTAGTTCCAGCTCTGACCTGTCCGCAGTTTGACCTTATCATCCAGAGTCTTCATAACTTCAAGATATTTCGTTGCCAAACCTTCCATAGTCTGATTGTGCTCGCTCTCCAACTGCTTCATCTTGGCGTTGTATTCCTGCCTTGTGAGCAATTTAGAGCTGAGCATTTCTTTCAGCTCTGCTTTAGACTCTTTATACAGGCTATTTTCTTCCTTCATAGCCTTTTCCAAGCTCTCTCTTGAGTGCTCGAGCTGAGTCTCATTTAGGGTGATAATATCCCCATTTAAAGCCTGCAAAACTGCCTTCTGCTCTTTAGCGGATAGGTTCATGAGTTCTAGTTTTGCGGAAATCATCTCTCTTTGGTTGTTGAGGACGATTTCTTTTTCTTCTTTGGAAAACTTGCTAGCATCACCGTTATGGCGTTGATAGATATCATTGATTTGATTCATCATCGTCTCGGTATTAGCTACCATCTGGTTATTGTATTCCTGAGCTTTAGCGACCTTTTCAGGACTTATGCCCCATTTATCGGCCAGTTCTTGGAGGCGCTTATTGGCTTTGTCAGCAGAATTCACTACTTCTTCATAGAGCTTTTTAAAAGATCCTGCAACCTTATCCGCATCACCAGCATGTGTCCCAAAGTTAGCAACTGTGTTGCTAGTCTCATCGACTACCTTCTGGAAGCTACGCAGGTCACTACGAGCCGTTTCACTCAGTTGCGTGCCAAACTCTTCCGCTTTGATGCGAGCCTTGTCTTTCTCATTTCCGAGATAGACCAAGCCTGCCGCTGCTAGGCCGATGCCTCCAATCATAAGACCTATCGGACCTCCCAGAGTTGCTATAGCTTGACCTAGCAAGGTAGTAGAGCCAGATGCTGTTGCTGTAGCAGTGCCTAATGCTGTAGTAGCTGCGCCTGTTTCGGTTATTCCAGCTGTTACAGCTTTTAAGCCCCCAGCCACACTACCAACTTCTCTAATGGTTTTCAAAGTACCGACAAGCTGACCTATAGCTTTCGAAGCGCCGCCGATACCTTTCATGAATCCGCCTAAGATTGACAAACCGCCTCCGAGGAGCTTCAAGGTCGGCCCAATTGCCGCCGCTAACAGCCCCCACTTAATGATGCTTTGTTGTTGTTCGGTACTCATATTATTAAAGGCTTTAGCCATGTCAGCTAGATTTGTGATCCATGGCTTGGCTGCATCAAGACCGTTTCTCAAAGCTTGTAAAAGAGGTCCACCGAACTCGATAGCAATATCTGTCAGCTGATTCTTAAACATCTTCAACTGAGATTCCGTAGTTGCATACCGCTTGTTAGCCTCATTCGTCAGAGCTGTATTTTCTTTCCAAGCTCGGTTAGAGCGATCAACCGCTGATGACATCTTGTCCGAAGCAAGAGCAAGAGATTTCAGCATGTTGCTCTGTCGAATGCCCTTCATATCCAGATCGTCGAGAATCCCATTGACATTCTCTCCGGACTTATGAGCATTCTCCAAGCCTTTGATAAAGGCTTGCAAAGCTTGGACAGGTTTTTCTTTCCAAGCTTGTTGGAATTGCTCGGCAGTCATGCCGGCTGTATTCGCAATCAACTCTAATTTTTCAGCTGCGCCTTTTCCGGTCAGAGATACCGCATTGCCGATGGCCGTCAGCGTTTGTGTCATGGCAGTACCACCAGCCTCAGCTTCGATACCAACCGAGCTCATAGCCGTCGCAAGACCGAGGATATCAGGAGCTGTCAGACCAGCCAAACGACCGCCCGCAGCTAGACGATTGGTCATCTCTACGATATCCTTTTCAGTTGTGGCGAAGTTATTCCCAAGGTCAACGACCGAAGCTCCGAAGCGTGAGTAATCATCCGAGCTCAACCCCATGATATTAGCGACCTTAGCGATAGCAGTTGCCGCTTCTTCAGCGCTCAAGTTGGTTGACTCGCCCATGTCAATCATGGTACGGGAAAATTTAAGGATGTCTTCCGTCTTGATTCCCAGCTGACCAGCGACTTCCGCTACATTAGCAATCTCTACTGCACTCGCTGGTAGTTCTTTAGCCATCTGACGAATGCCGTTAGAGAGTTTTGCGTAAGAGACAGTCGCCGTTTCATCTACGGTCTTTTTAACTCCAGCAAAGGCAGATTCATAGTCGATAGCAGCCTTGATCGCAATACCCGCACCAGCCACAAGAGGAGCTGTGACACCTTTTGTCAGGGCAGAGCCTACACCACTGAGCTTCTGACCTGCTGATTGAAACTTAGACCCCATATCGTACATGGCTGTCCCGACTTTTGTCCAAGTGCTTGATTGGATATTGATTTCGTTCGCTAGAGTCACATATTTAGCCTGCAGTTCTGCCACTTTTGCGATCGTATCGCTCATAGCTGATTTTGCCCCCAAAAGAGCTGTCTTTTGGGCAGCCGTGGCAGTAGAAACATCACCAATTTCTTTTTTTAGGTTGTTGTAATGCTCGGTTTGCTTTGCCAAGTTAAGCCGATAAGCTTCTAAGCTTTTACCGGTCTCGGATAATATGGCTTTCATACCGCTCAATCCTTGCGACCCTTTTCCAGCATTTTTGAAGCTTTTTTCCATCGCATTCAAGGACTTGTCTAGGCCTCGTAAGGCCATATTCATAGTCCTTGTATTTGCCATAAAAGGAGCAATATCGAGAGTAGCCGTCGCTACTAGATTACCTAAGTTACTAGACATTCATCCTCCTTTCTAGCCAAATAGGAATGGAAATGCTTTATCTAAAGTAGTTTCTTTTTCGATCTCTTCTTTCTTCACTTCCATAGCTTTCACCATAAGTTCAAAATCAGACATCTTCATTCTTTTGATATCCAGGATAGAGTATCCGTCAGATATCAATTGCTGAAACCATATCAGTAAGTTATCTCGGGCTTCTTCTGGGCTTATTGTTCCTTTTTTTCGGAATCTTCCTCGGTTTCTTCGGAATCTTCCTTGACACCAAGAGCGGCTAAATATAAAGAGTTTAACGTCTCTAAAATACTCATATCCGCCTGTTTCAAGTCCGTCACGGTGAATTGCTCGCCGAACATGGACACAAACATCTTCAAGTAACTTTCATTCAACTTGCGATGTTCTTTTGGATCTTGTGCTTTTTTCACATCTTGAACCAATGCTGTTTGGCGTACCTGGTGTTCAACCGCTAGCAGATTGTCTTCTACATTGATATAGTCTTTGGTGAATTCCTTATCCACCCCGCCTTGCTTTAGTGTGATTTTAAACATTTCCATCTCCTTTTTTTATAAAAATGAAAAGCTTGGACTTTAAATCCAAGCTTTATTATGAGCTAACGGCAGCCCCCGGACTCCTAGGAGGAGAAGCCGGAGAGCCACCGCTTACGACTTTGGGAAGACCATCTCCCGGAATTTTTCAAGTTGGAACCCAGCGTTTCCTTCGCGACCAATCACAAGGACATTTCCATCTTCGCTATCGCCACGAGCTACGAAGTTTCCTGTGACAGTATCTGCTTTTGGATCAGGAGAGCCGTCTTTAGTTTCTGCTTCCACTCCAGGGAGTGAGAATTTCCCTTTAAGTAAGCCGATCCAGATGGCTTTCCCATCTTCAGTAGAGGTCCGGAACATACAAGCTACATCTTTTGGAGTGAGGTTTTTATTGTAGACCTCAATACCATCTTTCACCGTAATTCCGTACATCACCTTACGCACTTCTGTAGCTAAATCCAAAACTGAAATTTCTAACTGCGTGCCGGTAATTCCAGATGACAGAACCACATACGGGCCATCATCCGCTGCAATGGTGATCAATTCATTGGTGATGTCAATTTTTGCTGACTTCATACCAGGTAGCTTGATTGTGGTGGGGACTTTGTTTTCTGCTGTGACTTCTCCGAGCTCAAAGTCTCGCAATCCAAATTTTACTTTCATTTGTATCCTCTTTTCTTATTGGTTGTTTTCCCAATCAAAAAAACGATATTTTCTTACGTTGATTAGTAAGTCAATATCGTTATCTTTATATCTCGGGAGTTCGCTAGCGGTATATCTTTCAAAACCGCCTGTTTCCAAAATTTCATCCATCATTTTTGCAATCTTTTCTGATTGGCTTGCTGTTTCACACCAAAAGTTGATAGTGATTCTGGTCTCCATCGCCAAGACCTTGTCGTCCGAATGTTCGAAAGGTCCTTGGTAGGTTGGATAGATGCGCATAAAAGGAGCAAGTTCCTTACGCAAAAGATTCGTAGGCTTCTCTGGGATATCATAAGTAAAGATCCCTTGCTTAAAACCAAGGCCGTACTCTTTACCTCGCATATTATCCAAAAGCTGATTAAAATCTTTATTTTGGCTTAATAGCTTGTATGCTTTTGTTTCGGCTACCATAATCCCAAACCTTCCTTTACTTTCTGAGCGTAAATCTCTTTTGCTCTCGGAGTCATTTCAGTAATGGTTTTTTCTTTAAAGTTCTGAGCTTTTTGGCGACTCGTTCCTGTGTCTGGAAAGTGAATCCGCCACCCAGTTGCTTTTCCATAACCGATATCCTTAGAGACAAGACCTTCATTCGCACCCTTAAAACCAGTGACCACTGTATCATCTTTAGCGTGGACATCCTCCACGATAAAATATTCTGGTGTGTTGACTTTCAACTGCTTCTCAAATTCATTAGCCACTTCAGTAACAGCTGCTTTTGCTGCTCTTGGAGCTTTTACTTGCAGCTTTGTCAAGTTGGCTAAAATTTCATCAAGACCTTTTGTCATATCCGCCTCTTCACGATAATTTTGTCGCAATCAAAGCTATTTTCGTCTGGATCAATTGCGACTATATCGTATTCTTTTTCGTTGTATTCAACGTGAGCCGAGCTATCAAAAGGAGCTTTCGGATGATGGCGAATGTAGAAAGTTTTGATTTCTTCTGTCTCAATCATCCCTTTAGCCCGCTTATTCGTAGATTGCCTAGCGCCTTCCTGAAAGTCTTTTAAAGAAGTTCTAACAACCTCTGTCCAGCAAGTATAGAGGTCTTTGCGAACCGGAGAAATAACCTCTCCGTCTTCATTTTGTCCTCCTTGCTCCGAAAAGAAGGTGATTCTAGTGTTCATCTTTCGAGTTCTCATCTAGCTCTCTCCTTGTGCGCAATTGATGGATGATATTTAAAACACCGTTCGCCAAGGGATAGCGTTCACTATCCGCTGACAGCCCGCGGTGTTCGTACTCTTCTTTTACTTGCTTTTTAACAGCGAGCTGGAATTTTGCATATTTTGCAAAATCCTTTGGTGTAGCGTTGCTGTCTATCGCAAAACAAATCTGATCCTGGGCAGACTCAATCATTTCTTTGATGATTTCATCCTCAAAATCATAATCAATTTTACAATAAAGCTTCACGCTTTCTAACAATTCTTGTTCAACAGGCATGAGCACCTCCTATCAAACAATCAGAGCCAAAAGCTCCGTTTTAGTTGCTGATGGATTATAACTGATATTCTTGCTATCTAGATAATCCATAATTTCTTGTTTAGTGTTGGCATTTGTTGGTTTCGCCGCAGAAACAGCGGCGTTCTTAGGGCGTATAAGTTACAAAGTAACCAGCTTTTTTATCGGCCTTCTTCACATCAAAGCGAACTACTGCTTGAAGGTATTGCCCATAAATTTCACTGTCCGCCCAGCGCAGACCAAGTTCCTTGCGATCTACAAACAAAACAGCGCGGTTGATGTCTCCGACAAATGCGTGTGCTTCGCCGGCATTACCAAGCACTTCGTCAGCAACGACGAACACTGGATGACCCAAGAAGACTTTACCAGAAGCTGACACAATGGAATCTTGCAGCAGATAACGACCGTTCTTATCCTTGAGAGTGTCCAGAGCTTGATAGAAACTTTGAGAGACTACAAAAGCCACATTATAAGCTGGGTCGAGATTCACGTTCAAGATTTCCTTGATAGCGTCTAGCCCATTAGCGGTTTTCGCTTCAAATGTTTTCAATACTGCTGCAATAGCATCATTTGTTGTGTTGACTTTGATTTGAGAAGCTGCTTCTGCTACAATCGCTAGCAAATCAACATCTGCATCATCGATTGATTCTTGAGACACTGGAATTGCTCCACGGTAAGTCTGTACTTCCCAGCTCACATTTTCAAACTCTGGTTTCGCAAGCGCCGGATTTTTTTCCAACTCTGCAACACTTGCCATTTTAGAGGTTGCCTGTTTCAAAATTGGATATTTACCGCTTGCTTTTTTAGCGCTGTGAATTGAAGTGAACTGTTTTAAGTCTACGACCGTCTTCACTTCACGGATCGGAGTTGTCACAAGTTCTTCACTTGTCACAGGTTTAGTCCCGTCTTTTTTCAGCCCATCCGTTTTAGGATCAATTGCATTTAGCGGAATGAAAAGGTCATTTCCTTCAAATTTCAATTCAGATGAAGCTGTCGTCCCTTTGGAATGCAACCAGTCATTCACTGCGTCGCGAATTGACTTTTCTTCTGACTCGACAATGTGTGTTGCAGCGGCTGCAGCCGGTTCTCCCTTGATGTCTTTAAAGAGTTTCAAATCGCCTTCCAGTGCTGCTAAAGATTCTTTCTTAGCATCGATGTCCGCACGGATTTCGCGCCCTTTTTCAAGATCTCCTTGTCCCAAAATTTCTTTTAATTGAGCCGTTTGAGCAGAAATTTCAGCCTTAGTTTGAGCGATTCCTGCTTCCAATTCTTTGATTTTTTCATCAAACATAGATTTTTCTCCTTTTTTGAGTATAAAAAATAGGACCTAAAGTCCCTGTAGAATTTCTTCTTTTTCGATTTCTCGTAGCATATTTTCAATTTCAGACTTACGCTTGCTACGGTTAGCGTAAAAGTCATCAATAACTGCTTGTGGCAACAAGCCACTTTCCAGACTCGCTACCGCTCCAACATCATCAAAGGTCATCACTTCGTCTGCAAAACCTTTTTCCACTGCAACGCTGGCCGACATGAAAGTTTCATTTTTCATCATGTCTAGAATTTCTCCTTTGCTAAGTCCAGTTTTAGCAGCATAGGCATTTACGATTGATTGGTCGCTAGCTTTTAACGCATTAGAAGCTTTATCCAAATCATCGCTATTGCCAGATACCCAGTGAAATAGCGCTTTGTGGATCATAATCTGTGCTGTAGGACTGATAAGAATTTTATCAGCGCCCATGATAGCTACACTAGCTGCGCTGGCCGCCATGCCCGTCACTTCAACCGTGATGTGCCCTGGATAACTTTTCAAAGCTGTATAGATTTCACTTCCGACAGTCACCAGACCACCATTGGAATTGACTTCCAGCACAATGTCGCCGTTGTCTTCTGGAAAGGCATCTGTGATAGCTTTAGCACTGACAGCTTCCATTCCGAAATAGTCATAGGCTTCTTGACTATTATTTGGAATCAGTGGACCTTTCATCTTGATTCTCTTTGGCATCCTTTGTCTCACCTCCTTTCATTGCCTGATATTCTTCTTTCTTATCCAGAAAGACATAGTTTAGGCTGGACTGATAACGATCCATATTCGGGTCGCTAGAGCGTTCCTTGCCAAGCTCAATCAATGCTTGGTTAGGAGTCAAAATCTGGTTGTTTACCAGTTTGACAATCTCATCCACATTTCGTCCAGTGACACTGCGAGTATCAAATTCTATTCGATACTTTCGCCGTTCGTCATTATCCAACACTTTTAGGCCTAGCTCGCTTGTAATCGCGTCGAAATAAAAAGGCAGGTCATTTGTGACATAATCCTCCATCAGCTGCGCTACAGACTGGTTAGGGCTATTCACGCCCAATTTATAACTAGGCACGCGCAAGGCTTTGGCAATCTGAGCTGTCGAAAAGTTGTTGGAAGTAATCAGTTGCAGTACGTTCGTATCGATTTCAAGTGGTGTGTACTCCTGAGTATCATCAAAGACCAGCGGACTACCGCCTGTTGAACCCTCTCGCATCTTCTCAAAGTCCATCCGGGCTTTCTTGCGAGCTTCACCGTTCAACTGAGCGCCTTTTAATTTAATAATTCCGCTGGAAAAACCATCGCGGAAAAATTTAATCAAGGTATTCAGACCGCCATCTTGCAGTGAGATTTCATCTCCTAAGGATAGTAATGGCGATCTTCCCAAAATCGTATCGTGACTAAAGAACTTCCAGTGGATGACGTCAGGAGCCTCACATTTGACCGTAGCGCCCGTCAAACGGTCAGTGAAGGTATAAATCAACCTGTGGTCGTTTGTCTCCTCTACGGTCGTTTCTGACGGTCTGTAGAACTGAAACTGAAGTGCTTTGCCAGTCTTAGGATCTCTCAAGATTCGGGAGAACGAATTGCCAGTTAAAATCGCATTAACTGTCATAGCAAATTTCCAAGTTCGAGCAGATGTGTTGCCTGTTGATTTCACGTTCAGAAGGTAATTGATTTCTTCGTCCTGCTCAATATTGCCTGTGGTGTCTTTTTTCAGCAAAGGAAAGCGGGCCACATCACCAGCGATAATAGATACAGCTGTTAAAATGTCGCTGTTTTTCAAAGCTGAGACCCCAACATATTCGGGGGAATAATTCCCGCCTATCACCGAAGCGATATAATCATCGTAAGACACCTTAGAAGATCCTAATGGTTGAAAGAAACTCATTTCTTTTCTCACCTCCTTTCTATTTTTGGGCATAAAAAAAGCACCGTTAGGTGCTTCTTCTATTCTTTCCATAAACCGTCGCCATAAGATACAGTATAAGGTCCATCATTTTTAACCGTATAGTATAAAGTAACGCTTGCTTTCATTCCAGCTGCTAATGTTTGGGGTATGTTGTTCTGATATGTTTTAGCATTAAAATCACCTATTTCTGATTTTGAATCATACACATTAAAAGACTGGAAGTTAACCATCAAAGGATTGTCGGTTGTATTTTCTAGCACGACGTCAATTGCTATCTGTTTATAACCAGATTTCACATCAAGCATTTCTACATCGGATGCATCATAAATTTTATTGACAGTTGCTTTTGAACCATCGCTAAAATTACCACTAGCTCCAAATTTTAAAGTGTTTTTAGCTTTCGAAGAAGTGTTTGCTGAAGGCGCTTCGTTTTGAGATGAAGATTGTTTGGTGGTTTTTTGATTATTTCCTGTGTTATAAATTTCTTTATTTGTCGAATCATATCGTAAATTGTATTTAGCAAGCGCATTATTAATATTAACATTCTCTGAATCGATTACATGCACTAAAATCATTAAAAACAAGATGATAATACCAAATACAATTGTTGTCCAGAACAACGGTTGCTTATAAACTGGTTTTTTTGTCATATTAGACACCTCCTAAAATTACTTAATTTTATCAAATTTTAAGAGGGTTTACAATATCACCGCTTCCAAAATGGTTTTTTCAGTTGCCCTAAATTACCTTTGATCCTATCAAATTCCGCATTTGTAGCTTCCACATTTTTTCCACAAACGGCCTCATGACGTTCCTGTGATTGGCGCAGCGCGCTCAACTCACTATTAAACGTAGTCAATTTTGCATACAGGTCGAGATTTTCACGACTCAACGCAAGCGTGTCTGATCGCAGCTGTTGTACTTCTCGCATCAAGCTTCTTTTCTTTTTAATTCGTTTGTTCATTTGATCCTCCTTATTTTGTTTTATCAATATATACCCCTAAAAGGCATAAAATAACACCGGTAGAAATATAACCCACAATCTCTCCGATCAGAAAAAGACCGTAAATTAAAAATCCTAAGCCAACTAGCAATAGGATTGTGTGTATTTGATTTAGTAATCTCAAAATAGTGAACCTGCCTCCATAATTTTTTCATTTGTCCAATACCCCGAACCGTCAAACGGCTCCAGATAGCAGACTGCAAAAGCATCTAAAAGAGCATCTAGTGGATCAATTTTATTGCTCTGTTTATCCTTGTCAATCCGCATCCCATTATTATCGACTTTCACACGCGCATTGTTGACGGCCATAGTCAACAATTGATTGCCAGAATGCTTGATAAGCCCTTTCAACACATCGTCTCTAAATTGCCGAGTTGGCATATTTAGGACCATTGTATTTTGCCTCACCTCGATCAATGGCCATTCCGGATGTCGTTTTTCAATCATGGCAATTAACGAGCTAAACTGATAAGGGTCAAAACAGATCGCTTGTAATTCCCACTCATTCACATAGACCATTTCCTCAATCTTTTCTAGCACCCGTTCATCATCAATAACTCCAGACTCAAGTGTGGTAATCTCACATTCACCCATGCGCTCTAGGTTTGTATAGCTCACACCGTCGCGCTTCTCCTTGGCCACAAGGCCGTATTTTGTGGCAATAAAAGAAAAACTATCCACATACCAATAGTCATCCATCTGGACCATAGGCGAGATGGCAAACAAGTCACTGACTTTCCCAACATCGACACCAATCCAGACCCTGCGTTTTCGAGTGTCTGGTTTTTCGTCGAGCTTGGCCTGCGCCCAGCTCTGCTTATCCATGTAGGATGTTTCTGATGATTGCCGCCACATATTAAAGTTTTTAACCAAGACCTCATTCACTGTCCCGGTCTCAAGAGATACCTTTCTACGTTTTCGCAAGTAATTCATGATTTTGTCGTAAAGTGCTGGCACCTCAAGGATGGGATTCGACTTTATCCAGTTGGTTTCATCTGCAATCTCCTCTTCATTGTTTTGTTCTGCGATAAAAGCAAAGTATCCATCATCTTCTACTTCCTCATTCAAGATTTTCTCGATATATGGATATTCAATCGTGTGCATCGGGACATTGAGGTCAAGACCTGCCGTGGAAATAATCAGAATTAGTGGATTGTCCAACTGGCCTTGACCAGATTCCAAAAGTTCAATCATTTCATTGGTTTTAGATGCTGCGAACTCGTCCAGCACTCCAACATATGGTTCAAAGCCATCTACAGCCCCTGTATCGCGACTTAACGGACGGATATAGGATTCGTCCACCAAGTTTCTCAACTCTTCCCTAACCCGCTTCGTGGCCTTCCTGACATCCTCATCTTGAGCCCTCAAGGCGTCCAATTGTTTCCGAGCCATCTCAAAAGCGATTTTAGCCTGAGTTTTATCATTTGCGGTACAAAATAACTGCCTTGACATCACTGGATTGCGACCGAACAAAAACTCATAAAGCAAGATACCAGCCACAAGAATCGTCTTACCGTTCTTACGAGCGAGTGAGATCATCGCTTTCCTGAAGCGCCGAATAGAATTATCCGACTTCCTGCGCCAGCCATACAAACTAGCTAGAATAAATTTCTGAAATTCGGCCAGAGGATAAGGCTTACCAGTTTTGACATCTGGAAGGATTTCAATAAAATCAATTGGATCCTGAGCTTTTTCTGGAATATAGTCATAAGAGAAAGATTTTCGAGAAATCTTTTTCAAGTCATTTAAGTGACGTAAACATGCTTTAAAAACTTTCTGACTAACAATCCGTTTGCCATCAACCACGCTTTTTGCATAATCAAAAGCTACATCACGATATTTACTTGCAATCGGCTTATAGTCATATTTTATTGCAATCCCTCCTTTCTGACAAAAACACAGACCGTGCAGGAATCGAACCCACGACTACAAGGTTGGAGCTTGTTATGTTTCCTCTATACCAACGGCCTAAACTAAAAAGAGGGAATTTCCCTCTAATATAAAAATCATTTCATTTTACCAACCATTTTTATTGTCAATTCAGTAAGTTCTCCAGAACTCCGAACAATACTGTAACTCGTTACTCCATCTAATGGCTTTCCGTTTAATACGATTCGTCCACCCTCGGTTGAAAATTCATTTAACTCACGATGTTTTTTCCTCTTCTTCAAATAGTGTGGTCTATACCTCATCGTCTATCCTCCAAACTTATCAAAAATACTAGTTTTCTTTTCTTCGACTTGTGGCACATACAATTTCATCCGACTATCTACCGTCAGACCAAGCTGGGCCGCTGCGCGTGTTAAGTTAGTAGTCGCACGTTCTAAACTATACAACATCTTATTGGGCAGGACCGTCCCTTTTTCATTTACATAAACATAGCCTTTTTGCTGCAGGCCACGGGACAATTCCTTATAAACCGCATACCAGGTGCAATACGTTTCTAAAACAGCTCGATCTAGATTTCTTAGGGGTAGCTTTCGCAAATCATTGATCACCCGTTTATATTCCGCTTTTGCGATAGGATCAAAATGTTTTGGTGGTGTAATTTGCAACGTATCCAAACCATCAGAAGCCTTGTCCTGTATGCTTTTACGAGCTATTTTCTCTTCCTTGGTTAAGTGCTTCTTGTTATTTTCAACAATCTTCATTTTTCTCCCCAAAATTGACACCTCCTTTACTAAAATGGCTATTTTTAAAGTTTCAAAAAGGGAATTTTTCGTACAGAAAAGGCCGCGTCCTTTAAAACCGAAACAATACACCCCCGTTTTAAAAAATAGGGGGCAATTTCCGAACATTAAAAGAATAATAATTATATTTGTTCGACTATCGTTTTCAAAGCTTGACAGCTGGTTGACAGGTTAAAGAAGACCATTTCGGTCTCTAATCGCTCTTGCGTCGTTGCATCTCTTGCAACTTGCTTTCAAGTTCTTTCTGTCTAGTCTTCTATTCCAATCTTTCTTGATTGGAATCACATGATCTGTCATCGTTGCTTCTTCACCGCAATACTCACAGATATAGTCATTCTCAAGCAGAACGATTCGACTAGTCTCTTTCCAAACTTTTGAATTGTAAAACGCTTTGACTTCTCGATCATACTTCCATCTCAAACGATTGTATTCTCTGTATTCGTCTGAACGAGAACCATAATCACTTAATGCTCTTCTTCCGTTCTGCATTGTTAGTTTTTGCGGTCGCATACCTTCTCACCAAACTTTTTTAGATCAATAAATAAAAAGAGCAGTTGTTTTCTGCCCTTTCTTGATACTACTATAATAGCACGTTAAAACTGCCACGCACTGCCAAAGACTGCCAAAGACTGCCAAAGACTGCCAAAGACTGCCATTTACTGACAGGAGCGGTCTAAATCGCGTTTAGCTTGTCTCAGTAGGCGATAGTAGGTTCTGTCGCTGCAGTTCAGTTCGTCCATAACTTGCCATCTGGTCATCTTATCGATATAAACCAAACTCAATATAGCCTGACTATCCGTGTTATCCAGAGAGTCAATCAGCCCCTGCAGTTCTCTTTGCTTTCTGATAGCTTCAGCGGTCTTCTGCTCTATTTCTTCTTTGGCCGTTATCAACTCGGCATAGATATCATCTTGCTTACGCTTAACGCCTCCTGAAACCTTGTCCGGAGAAAATTTCTGGCTAGACAAGAGCGAGTCTTCGACCTTGTCTCTTCGTCTAATCAAACTTGCAATATATAGATCAAGATTTCTTAAATCCTTTAAAATAGCCTTCGCCTTGCTCACTCTCTGTCTCCTTTTTATGATATAATAATCTTATTGTGATTTTAGCTGAGGCAGAGAGTGCCTTGGCTTTTTTGTTTTTAATAATTATTAAGTAGCTCGAGAGTCTTCTCGTAACTCAGATTGACTCTTATTTTTTTCTCCTCGTATGAGAAATATTTTGGAATCTTGAAGTAAATATCAGTAGGGCCATCAATTACTTTAACAACTGTGTCGATGTGCTTGAGTAAGTCTTTTTTGATTGCAATATTTGGAAATACTACAAATTCCAACTTGTCCACACTGACTGATTTCTTTGAATTTTTAAATCCTAAATATGGATATTTTTTAGGTTTCATTCTTCCTCCTCCAAAAGCTCTTTATTTTCGTAGATGTTGCCAACGACAGAGACATAATTGTAGTAATCTGATAAATACTCAGCACATCCTTCGTCATCCATTAAGCAGTAAATTCCAACTTCATACTTAACAAACAATAAGTCAAACTCGTCTGTATCAATAGAAACTATATCCCCCTCGAAAATCTCCACACCGTTCTTATCCTTCAGACCTGTTGATTGCATGAGGATAACTTTATCGCTTGTCTCTCTTGATATAGCAAAACTATAGCCAGTATCTTTTGATATTTTGTAGATTTTGCCATCTTTGCTTACGAAAAAATCTTCCACAAACTCCGAAAAACGATTATCCCACGCTCTAAAATGTTGTATCATCCCAAATCCTCCTTAAATAAATAAACTAGCTAACCAAATTAAAAATGCACATGTAATGATTTTTGAAATACTGCTTTTTACAGCGTATGAAAAATCCTCTTCAGATTCTTTTTTACTGGATAACACAGGCCAGATGAAAGATAGTAGTGCATCCATCCCTAATGCTTGCCAGACTGTAATTTTGCCAACTGGAACAATTGTTGTGATAATTTCATTCCAACCATACTGAACCACAAATGGCGATACAACGATTACAAATACTGCTCCTAAAATAATTCCTAGTTTTTTCATTCTTCCACCTCCTCAATCTCAATCCCTGGGCAATCAAACACCCAGCCAAATCCAGATTCTTCTAGTTCTTTCTTTGTGTGGTGTGTGCGATATTCTTCGTTTTCTTCTTCGTTGCTAAAAGTCCATGCACGACCGAATTTGAAATTCAGATATTCGTATCCTTTGAAAACACCTTTTAACTTCACCAAATACCGCTTCTCCTTCTCGACATCGTAGCCATCAAGCCAAGCACGAGCGAATATTTCTTGATTTTCTGCATTCGCCAACCATTCGATGGACTCGTCAGATAACCCATTTGCTTCCCATACACTGGGCTGCAATGCAAAAGATAAACTCACAGCAAAAGACTTAAATGTTTTACATTTTCTAATCCAATTCGCTACAAATTTCGGAATTTGGACTTTTTCTGGTTCTTTTAATAACTTTATCAATTCCAACGTTGTTAATTTATCAATCTTAGGTCTAGAGCCACTGCAATCTACTGGTAACTCAATAACTGCTTCAATCAATTCCTGCTTATTCATCTTCCTTCTCCATATCGTTTATTTATTCATATATATGTATATTTTAAACAAGGTTACAAGGTTACATCACTTTTCAAAAAACATATTTTATAAAAAACAAGAATGCTGTTATATCAACGTTTATAGCACTTGCTATTTTTACTTATTAAATATTTTATATAAATGATGTAACCATACTAATAGACACCTCAAGAACTCAATAGTATCAAGGCTTTAGGGCGGTTACATCACTTTTTTAAAAATTTTATCAAAAACAGCACTCAAACCCTTGATATAACTGGTTTTTCCTGCGGTTACATCATTGATGTAACCTGATGTAACCGAAGCATGGTTTTTGCCCATTTTTGGCCTAAAAGGTTACATCATTTTCACTTAGGTTACATCACTTCTGTTTGTATATTTTTTCTAAAATATGCACGCATCGTTTTGCCTCTAACCTTTTTAACCTTGTATTCCCAGTCCTGATTATTATCCATAATCAACTTGATTTTCCTAGCTATCTTTTCACCTCTCGCACTATCAATATCAAAGACATTCTTTAGTATTTGTTTAGCAGACACGCTTGATTGAAGTTTTACACCTTCATAAAGCAAACCAGCCTCATTGCGATAGTTGCCATCATTAAAGTAAGCCCAGGTATATTGATGCTGCTGAGTCACTGAGAAATCTTCCCATTCCTCTGGAACCAGCATTTCAAGGTAATCATAGACCTGTGATTCGGCTTCGTCTTTATAAGTGAAGCGTTCTTTGTAGACCACTAATTCATCTTCAAAATCATCCTCAAAAGTAAGCGTGAAACCTTTTTTGTAAATAGCAACTGCCTCACCCCAAAGCTGGAGTACATCATTATCAGTCATATCAAATGGCTTGACAAACTGTTGGCCTGCATCCACCAGCACAGGCAGAAAGCGCCGTTCCCCAGTTTTATCACCCAGGTATTCAATCTTATTACTGGTCCTGGCAATGACAAAGTTTTTCGGAAATTTTTCAGATCTGCGACCGTACGACCTACGAAAAGAAAGTTCTGTTTTGGTCACGAACGCTTTGAGCTCGTCAAAAGTAGTCTTTCTGGAAGCAACCATCTCATCATCGTTGACGATTAGTGATTTCAGCATAATCTCATAGTTATCCTTATCCATAAAATCCTTAGCTGAATCTGTATACCAATCGACGGCTATTTTTTGCAAGAAAGTAGTCTTTCCGGCACCCTGGCCACCGACAAGATCAAGTGTGTAGTCGAATTTGACCCAGGGATTAAAAACCTTAGAGACTGCACCAACAAAGAACATGACGGCTATTTTCTGGACATAGATACTGTCTTCTGCACCCAACCAAGTTTGAAACACCTGGGCAAGTCGTTCTTTATGATCCCATGACTCATAAGCGTTTTCCATGTATTCTTTGACCGGATTGTAGGTTTTTTCTGCAAAAAATGCTTCGATGCCATCCCTTAACGCTCCGGCTTTAAAGACTGTTTTGAAGTGATTTTCTAAGTAAACGCTCAAATAGGATTCAAAGGCAGAAGGCAGCTGGCCCTTTCTCAACTGGATAGCATCCAGTTTGACATCCTCCACAATTTCATGTTCTCCAGTAAACTCATTGTGTCGGAGAAAATCATTGAGCTTACTGTCACTTTTCATTGCAAGTAGTACATTTCTGGGGCTGTCAGCCACAATAGATTCGATTTCAATCTGTTCACCTTCGTCGTTCAAAATTTTCTTTTTTCGACGCGAAAACTGCTTGATTGAAATGTTCACGACATCACCTATTATGGTCACCCCCCCTCATATGCTTCTTGATCATGGATTCGACAGTCCTACTTAATTCTTTGTGACTAAGAGGCTCTACCGAATTATTGTTGGCTGTTTCTGCTAGCTGCAATATACAGTTCGGATCTACCGACCTACTCAAGAGTCCACCTACAAATTTCGCAAGCGTGTCATTTCTGCTACCTTCATCGCCAAAACCAAGGACAACCATTTCAAATAATTCAGTTGTCCTGTTTCGCTTACCAGCACCTTTGCTGATTTGATAGTAGATATTATCTAGGTCGCTACCAGAGTTCTTTTTGTTGTATTCTTTTTTTATGGCCATAACCAGCTTTCGGCTAGCCGTGACCATAGTGCCGCCCTCTTTAGATTTTTCTAAGTCCCAGGCATACTCTCCTTTTGGAGTTTTAGATGGGGCAACCAAAACATAGTTGTTTGGATGCGCCTTAACATCGACACCAGGAAGGAAGGCTATCATTTGAGTCATGGTCACGTCCGGATGTTTAAAATAAAAGATATGTTTGCCACCGCTGGCAGTTCTTGCCTGCAGCGTTGGAGTTATCAAGTTCAGATGTTCCCAATTGGCCAAGCTCTCATATCCGTTATGCTTACCATGCAAGTCAATATCGATTACGAAGAATTTGTCAGTCCGGACAGCAATATTGCTATCCGGATACTGATTCCAGTAATTTTCAATTTCCTGAGCAGTCATAGCTGGCTTATCAGCAAATTTGATCGCTGGCTGCTTTCCGTTAGGCACAATGGGAATTACGGAAAAACCAGCTTTTTGATATTTAAGGGCATATTCTTTCATTCCCATTTATTAACTCCTTAGAATGGCAAATCGTCGTCTTGGATATCCATCGGGTTGCTATTTCCAAATGGTTTTCCTGAGTTTTGTTGGTTACGGCTTTCCAGAAGCTGGAAGTTGTCTGCAACGACTTCTGTGACGTAAACACGCTGACCTTGCTGATTGTCGTAGTTACGAGTCTGAATGCGACCAGTAATTCCGATTAGAGCGCCTTTTTTGGCCCAATTAGCAAGATTTTCTGCCTGCTGACGCCAGATAACAACATTGATAAAGTCCGCTTCACGCTCACCACTTTGATTTTTAAAGTTGCGATTAACAGCCAGAGTAAAGGTTGCGACCGCTTGGTTTTGCGGTGTATAGCGAAGTTCAGCATCACGGGTCATACGTCCCACAAGTACAACGTTATTAATCATAATTTACCTTCTTAAGCGTCAAGTTTGACGATCATGTGACGAAGAAT